ATCTATCCCTCCTTATTAGTGTTTATATTGCTTTTGCTTTCGGGTGATATGCTCCCATCCATGAACCCACAATAAATTGAAAGGGTAGATAGGAAGCGGAGGATACCTCTATTACAGTGTCTTTGACTTGTGCCATAATAGGGAATCCAGTTTTACCAGTTGCACGAGTTACTGTATCAACCTCTGCCACACCAACAGTATCTGGTGTGAACGTATGAACTAAACCATCTCGGTCTACAGGGGTCACAGTTACTTGAAAATAGCCAGTATCCGTGTAGGACAGTGTTAACCTTCTTACCTGTATTCTGCCCTCTGAGATCACCGTATCCTTATCATCTCTCAGGTGCCAAGGAGTCGGTTGCCAAGTAGACGAGTAAGGCTTACCAAATAGGTAATCTGTTCCTGAGTAATCACCATCTTTCGTTATAGTGGTAGCTGAGGTAACAGTAACCGGGGTAGCTATTTTCAAACCTGTATCTTCGTCCACAAGCTCAAAATGAGTAGATGCCAACGTTACATCCTCACTCCAGCCACTTACTATATCATATGGAGCTGTCCAAGTAGTTAAATCTGTTCCATCATCATATACTCCGGTAAGGGTTACACGCCTATCTAAGTGAACACGCCAATCAAGATTTCCAGATTGTTCCGGTTCAAGGTATATTCGCTCCAAGCCTATCTCAGTACTCTCACGTTCAACCATTATGGTGAGATAACCACCAGTGGTAGTCATACCTATAATATTGTTATCATCAAACGTCCACTTAGACCATGAAGATTGTGGTTTTTCATTTCCCAACCAATAGTATTTATAAACATATATTGACTGTGGATCAGCATCAGACCACACAAACAAGCAGTCAAAGGAGTTTAAAGCCTTTACCACCATTAAGTCTCCCTTAGGTATATAATGAGGAACGTGAGCAGTTACATCTGCGGCATCGGTCACTAAAGAGTCCGGTAAGATCATGTATTCACGGAGCGAAACATAGTCTAGCTTTGGTGAAATAAAGTAAACATTAGCACCAGCACCCGTTGGTTCACACTTATTACAAATAGCATAGTTGGTTGAGGGTGTAATGGCGGCTGATGTAGGTGTCAGCGGCTTATCTCCTGATGATAATACAAACTGTTTTTCATCACTAAACAGCACCAGATCCTTGTCGTACACCATGGAACTACGTAACGGAGCAATCTCCCCGTTTGTAGCAGAAATATCAATAGGATCATCATCAAGAACATCAATAGAACTGGTAGGAAAGAAGTTATAGTAGTTTGTAGATTTAAGCTGACTTAGAATAATGTTTTCCTGAGACAGCATACCAAAACGATCTTTAAAGAAGGTGATGTTTGCAACATCTTCATCAATAAAGCTGGGCAGTGGTGAAGTATCATCATCACCCACGGTACGATCTCCCCATGTTGCTAAGGAAAAGGTAAACTCATTAGTGTCGGTAAGTTGTAGTATGTGAGGCATTGTAGCCGCAGCTATCTTATTTTTAAGACCGGGTTTTAATGTTTCTAACCACACATCACCATCATGTTGTAGGTAGTAACTCTGTGCTGAACTATCCGCAGCTCCGGTAATCTCATAAATATCTGCTCCAGTACTCCATGCTGAAACTTTGCATCCTTGATAGTTACAATCCCTACTTGTGCCTAAGCCTGTTCCACCAGTAAGAACATAATCTGGTGACCCAACCCTCCTAATTCTAATATCATAAGTTCCGGCAGTAATTGGTAATCTATAGTATTGGCTGTGAGTTAACATTGTATTACCAAAGAACCAACCATAATCAATGTTAGGCGCGGCCCAACCAGCATCAGCAACTACCCACTGAAACTCTAAACGGGTAGCACCTTCTGAATGATTACTTGTTAAGGTATCCCAATCTATCTTAAAGGTAACATGTCCGGTTGATTCAATATCATCCAATCCTGTTGTCCAATCTCCGGCTTCATCAGCAGCTAATTGTGTTGTATAGCTTAGGGCCTTAGCTGGACTTATTGGTGTTTCAGAATCCGCTGCCGGAATACCCGCACCAGTGGGGAGGTCTGTAATGGTTTGTACCTTTCCAGCAATTTCTCCGGGCAGTGTTTCCCCTGTCATTCTCGGGGTGATATTAGTATTAAGAATATGGGTGGTATCGGCTAAGGTGATTACCTTGAATACCTCATTCGGTTCTAGACTATTTAACTCTGCAAAGTAACCTTTAACACCATCATCCGGTGTCCATTGTAACAACCAAGTTATATCCTCTTGTGCGTCAGGAGCATCAAACTCTATAGCTGAACCACCAGAAGTTAAAGCAACTTTAAAATTATTAGCAGCAGCTTCTACCACATAATATGGAGTATCCGATGATAATTCTGCCGGGAGTTCCCCATCTAAATCTATTTGCTGTCCATTTTCTAAACCATGTGCAGTAGAATAAAGCGTATCATCTTCACCACCAAATATATAAGAATAACAATTTGTTCTATCAGTTTCCTGATTAAGAACACCATATCGAATGGAACACTTAACTCCAGTATCAAGCCTGAAAACCTCTACAGGTTCAGTGGAATTTCCAGTTATGACTAAGATATACTGATCCTCAGCTGAAATATTCATCCCATGCATCATGCTTCCCGGTGAAGCATTACTAGTTACCAGAGCCAACTGTTCAGTGTTAGGCCGTTTTGTAAGACCGTTTACCAGATCGGAATAACAGTTAACCTGATCTTCACACTGCGTAGGTAAACGCATCGGTGCTGCCTGCTGGCTAACACCATTATAAAAACCCGGGATTGTCTTTGATATTAAACCCACTGTTAAATTCTCCTGTTTACAACTTTGTATACATCTGCATTATAGAGTAAAGTAGTGTCATCCATATCTGCTTCATCGGCCTCCACAGCCACTAAAGCATCAAACTCATCCTTATCTGTAAACGTACCAGTATCCGGTGAGCCAATGACATCCTCTGCAAATCTACGGGCAGCGCGAATAGTAATGTAGTACCTGAGTGCCTCTGGTAAGCTGGTAAAAGGTAAGAAGAATACTAGGTCTACGTCCATTTCAGTAGTGGTAAAAACATAGGTGTGTTCATATCGATCATAAAGCTTATCACCACGCCATGCCACATCCAACCCTACTTCAGATGGATTAATTTTTAGACAATTAGCTGGTACCGTATAGTACCCGTCTACCGTGGGACTGAGTGTATAGTTCTCTTCCGAATTACACATATATCCCTTTTTCTGAACTGCCCTTGAAGTATTATGTAATTCAGTTTGAGCCAAGAGCGCCTCAGAGTATGAGCTTTCCAGTGAACTGACAGGTTGTTCTCCAATCAGGGAAAGCATGATATTTACTGCCGCCAACTCAGTTGTAGGCGTGTATGTTAAAGCCATATATTTTTAGTTACTCCTTTTTAGTGTCTGTGAACTTTGTGTATATGAGGAGACTCTGTCCAAAAGCCGTTCATATATATATAGTTATCTTCTGCTAAAGATTTTGCTGTCCATACGTACACAGAATTTTGTTTTAGTAGAACCTGATAAGGAGATTTAAACTGTAAACCACCTCTTAATTTTTTTGATGAATAACCTCCCCTTATAGTATGTATAGTTTCACCAATTTCTGTTGGTTTGGGAACATTACCATAACAGGTTAGTTTAGGTGAAAAAGGATGACTTCGATTACAGTTTACAGGAAACCTTAAGTCACCAGATAAATAATCACATGTACAATCTTCTTGGATAAAGGATTTACAAGGCGCATCGCTTTGTATACTCCATCTAACATGAACTACTATGTCTGTTCCTGATGGAGTTACAATGGCTGTACGATACACCTGACCTGTGTCCAGCATTAGTGACCTTTCTAAGTAAAACATTCTACCCACATGGGCGTCATAGTTGTCCTGATCGGTTATAATTAATGCTCCGGTTGTTTGATCATAATGTTTTATAGCCATTATTTACTCCTTTCCTTTTAAAAAGAAAAAAAGGGAAGCAAGTGTTAACCCCTGCTTCCCTTATGTTTACAAAATAAAGTTATGATGCTATCATATAAAGACTAGGCATAAACAGCATCTCTCTTATACTCAGTGCCTGACCGAGCATCTGAATGGTTGTACCAGCAGAAAGAGCAAAATCACCAGCATCATCACTGAGAAAGATTCTTCCACCATTGGTACCAGAGGCCATAGTAGTTGCACCCCATGTGGCATCTCCACCATCGGCAGTGGTTGTGGTTGCTATGGCATTACCTGTTGCGGCAATGTCGGTACCAGTAGCGGTAACAGTAACCACAAAAGCAGAAGTCAGTACAGCAGTCATACCATCTGTAGCTGTTCTTCCATTAATGGCGGCAACCAGTGCCGGGCCAACAGCAGCTTTAAGGTGACAGTCTGCTACACCGCCAGCCACAATGTTACCCTCTGTAATGGTTCCGTCTACTGAAATTTCATAGACAGTAGAACCAATAGTGAAAGTGTCATTATCCACGCAGTTATCAGCAACGGTAAGAACACCGGAAGATTGTACTCCAAACAATAAATCAGCAGCTTTAAGGTAGCCATAAAGTAATATTTTTATCATATCACCATCAACGCCTGCTTCAAGAGCTATACCACAGCAAGGCAGTGTAGCGTCAGAAGCATCTGCCAGCACAATAGCGTTAGCCGTGTTTCCATATCCCACGAAGTCCAAGAGGGCAATGGTAGTCCCGGCTTCGACAGTCATAACTATACCAGAATAAGCGATGTCAGGGGAAAGAATTCCGCAATCGTCACCAGAGGCTTTCACCACATCGGACTCGAAATTCATTCGCTGCCATGCTACGTTCTGTACAGCATCTGTGTTTAAATTCATTTGTTATAATTCTCCTTAAGTTAAAGTTAATAGGTTAGGGTATATGACAAAAGGGAGAGCCGTTAAGCCCTCCCCATTAAACATCAAGTATTAAGCAGTGTCATACAGTGCAGCCGCACATTCGGGCTGTAAGATACCGTGCCCCATGGCATATCGAGCTACCATGAGTGTACCCTGCCTACGAATATCCCACTCAGACTGCATAGAGATATCCATCAACTTAACCGTACCAACCGCATCCTCTGTAAAGCAGAGGGCATCCAGAAGCCTAAGATCCTTGGCATGATAATCTTCGCCAGAATAGTTGGCAGTCGGAAGCATAGGAGACGAAACAAGGGTGATCCCACCGATGGATATAATTTTACCATCAGCGAAAGAACCTTCACCACCGATGTCACGATGGATAGCAGAGAAACCATTAGTGGAAACTTCCTTCACGAAGAAGTAGTAATTCGTGGGCTTCATTACGATCCAGCGTTTACCCGGCACGAACTTATCGTCAAAGTTCTCGGCACACAGGAAGATAGAATCTACCCATGCAGTCAGTCTGGTAGCAGCTGTACCATGATCGAAATTAGCGTTAGTGATCTCATAACCATCATCTTCGCCAACATTAGAACTGGCAGCAGCAGCAAGAGCAATCTCTCGCATTACGTGGTTATCAAAAGTCTGAGCAAGTGCGGCTCCCATGCGGGAACTGTATTTGCTTCTTACCTCAAAGTGAGACATTGCTTCATCTATGTCAGCGATGAAAGTATGGCTGATAAGAAGCTTGTCAATTGAGATATTACGTTCATTCTGTTTAATTTCCTGACCAAGAATCTCAGCACCGGGGGTGTGATATTCAGCAGCAGGCATACGCCCGATCAGAGGAAACTGTGCAGTTTTGCCCGAAGCGATTGTACGGACACTGTGTTTGTCAAGACATACAGTGGTTTTCTCGAAGTTAACTATAACCTCACCACTGAAGATTTTAAGAAATAATGCTCTCTGTTGATCTGTGGTTCCATCGACACCATTTGCGGCACCGATAAAACTTGGAGTTGAAGCGGCCATTTTATATTATAATTCCTTTATACCAATATTGAATGTTACGGATCATGAAGATCCAGTTAGCCCTCTCCTGAGCTACAATAGGTACAAGGTCTGATATTCAAAGGTACCCTAAAGTTAACACTGGCTCACCAGCATAACCTCAGAGCTTTCGTCACTTACTTGCTTATCGTATTAAAAGTTTGATCAGGAGATGCACGTTGTGGCTTAATGCCGTTGGTGTGCATCCCCCGATCAGGAGGAATGGGAGGGATTCCTATAGCCCTGAGGTGCTACCTCAAGGAGCTGAAGGAATTTATGTTGCAGTTAAAATAGGAGAGCCAAAGGTTGTTTGACTCCCCTTAAATACTTATAGATTAGACTTAGCCAACTTTGCCATAACCTGTTCGCGGAAAGCTGGATTAGTCTTGTACTCTGGTTTAGCCATGTCTTGCATCCATTCGGCCTTAGACGCATAGGCTCCGGTAATTACGTTCTGGTTATCTCCACCATTAGGTCTGAGTAGATTAGGATTATCGCCAACAACAGCTTTGTAACGAGCCTGCATCCCATTGACAGCCATCTTAACCTTATCAATATCCTGTGTAGAAAGCTGATCATTGAAAGCAGTGAGTTCAGCTTCTGGAACACTGGTGTTCATCCAGTCCAGCATGGCGTTGTAATCTTCTTCACCACCAGCCAAATCGTAGACTTCTCCAACGAACTTTTCTTCTATCGCGGAAAGGCCTGCAAGATAAGCATCAATGGTACCTTCCGGTATATTGTGTTCCTTGATTAATTTCTCACGAGTCTCCGGTGTAAGATTCCCGTCATTAGCATCCCGTTCAAGGGTTAAGGCCACAGGGTCAAGTGGGTCTAAGTTGGAAGTAAGGTCTTGATCCTTACCAGCATCATTAGATTGTCCAGCTTCACCCTTATCTCCGGCCTGATCATTAGCCGCAGCAGTACTCGAAGGAACGAGTTTGCCTGTTTCTAAACCCTTGTAAATGTCAGCAACTGACATATCGGGATACTGCATCTTCAAAAGCTCAGTCACGCCTTTATTCAATGCAGCCTCATCTTTATATTTACCAGCCAGTAGTTCCGGGCTGTTATCATTGTTTGAATCAGTATTTAATCCACGATCAGCAGCAGCTATAGCTGCCTGATCAGCAGCAGACGTACCGGGAGCTGGTGTTGCATCAGCTACGGTTCCGTCCTGTGTATCCATGTGTCTACTTAAGTCTCCCTCCGGTATTCCGTTTCCTTCACTCATTGTTTAACATATCTCCTTTATTAATTTTTACTTGCAGCTCTCAGCATTGCTTTACGTTTTCGACTATTCTTTACGGCCTTAGCTCCGAGTCCTTTATAATCTTTCTTTATAGTTTTCTTAGCTAAAAGACTCTTGGCATTTCTAACCGTATTCTTTACATATTCTCCGTTTGCAGAAAACTCTCCGTAAGTACCCTTAACATCCTTAGCAACTCGTTTGGCTGTTTTCTTTACCTTGGCATACAGTTGTCGCAAACGATTTTTTGTTGGTTTCTTTTTCTTCACTGTTTTACTCCTTGTTGTTGTGGTATGCCACCCGCAGCACCACCTGACTTCATCATGTCCTGTATGGCGGGATTGTCCATAAGTTGCTGCATCATCTGTTGCTGTTGCGCCTGTTGCTCCTTAGCCGCAATCTTCTCTTTAGATGGCACCCATCCTTGAGTATCCACACCCATGGCAGTCGCATACTTGTCAATTATGACTTTAATTGCCTGTTGATCAAGTATCTGCATCAGCATTTCCCCGGGCAGAAACTTCTGTAACCTGTCCATTAAAGCGTCTAATTTCGACACTTCACTGGAACGGCCTAAAGCTTCATATCCGGTAGTGATGGTTAGCTTAAGTACATCCGGCAATGAATTATTGAATAGGTTTTTAAGCTTCATCTGATTGACAATCTTAATTAGATAAGGCCTTTGTAAATCTTGGGATAAAGTGGTATACACCCCGCCCATAGCGTTTTCCAACTGTTGTGCCATGTATTGAACTTCTGTGGCTGTCACTCGTTCAGCTTGACGCTGTACCGAATCATTAAGTAGAAAGGCACGACCAAGACGATCTTCAAGTTTACCAATGGTATCATAAGCAATCTTAAAGTCGGCATGTTTGTCAATCTGTAAGGTTTCTACGTCATCTCTACGTCCCGGAATAGCAGCTAAGTTTCTAGCTGTTCTAACCTGTTTGAAATCAGTAGTTCCACCCGGTCTAACCAAGAACACCACACGAGCAGCGGCTGCTGCAGCTTCAACCACGGATTGCATGAGAGCTTCCAGAGAGATAAAGTCCCCTAAGTATTCCTCTACATGACCACGACCATAGTTTTCACCTTCAACCTGATTTAAGGATAAGGCTAAAAACGGATGATCTTCCGGAGTATAAGTTCCTTTAGATTCTTTAACTTCTTGATCAAAGATTTCCTGTCGTACATGCCACTTACCATCCTCTTTAAGAACAGAATGGGTATAAAGTCCTATCTGTTTTTTAGGATTCTCTGTAGAAGCTGATATATTTTTCTCCTGTTGAATGTAGTCGGGAACCTGTATCTTATCAATATATTCCCTTAAAACAATCTCAATAGGTTTCCCGGCTGGATCTCGTCTGGTTACATACTTATCCAAACGGTGTACCTTGAGTCCAGCTTCCTTAGGCATCTCCAACAGAATGTTACCTGTGGTAAGCAACAGTCGATCCATCTTATAAAAGGCACTACGATGTCCCTCAGACTCAATATAGTCTACAATATCCTGTTCAATAATTCTCAGCTTCTGTTCTACTTCAGTCTTAAATGCTTCTTCACCAGATTCTTTAACAATTTGATCCACCATAGCTGGAGGAGCACTGTATTTAAAGAACGGAGTATTCGGGGGTAATAGGATTAATAGCAACTTAGATGCAAGGTGATTAACACATCTTGCTCCAAGACTTTGATAAGGTGTAGGAAGTGAGTCACCGTCATTATAATTCTCCGGAGGCAACAGGGAGGGGATGGTTAACTCAGCACAGCGTCTTGCTCTGGTTAAATGAGCTTTACGATCTGTGTCTAACTGGTCAAACCTTCCTTTAATTGTGGTTATATTAGATTTCTTTTTATATTTAGCCATTATCAAGGGGCGCCCTCACCACCACCAGCCCACTTATAGTAGTCGGCTGCTTTCTGCTTTCTTTTCCTCCAGTTTACGACATTGGTATAATCAATAGCACCCTTACCCTTATTAGTAGCAAACAAATCAGACATTTTCGCATTGGCAATATCCTCGGCAGTTTTACCCACATCCTTAGCTCCAGAAGCTATAGACCTTCGATACTCTTCTGTTTCTCCACCACCAATAATATTAATTTGTGCCTGTCTAGCAGCTTGATCCGCTTTAATTTTAGCAATATTTGCTCTTCGTTTTTGCTGATATCTCAAAGCTGTAGTATTTTTACTCGCAGTACACATAATGAATTACTTACTCCTCGGTGAGCTATAAAGCTTAATCATCTTTTTAGCTGGACGCTTTTTGCGACCACTTTTATTAATGTTTCCTTTGATAGTCATACCACGTAAAACTCGTGGTTGATCTTTCTTTTTCTTAGCTTTAAGATTAGCTTTCTTTTTCTTAGGCATGAATTGATGATGTCCCTTCGATTCCTAGATCATTAGTAAGTTTCAAACGCTCCATTAATGTTTCAACCAAGTCCCTTTGACCAGCCTTAAACATTACCTTAGCAATTGGATCGGTTGGTTTTATACGTAAAGCCGGGATGTCACGAGCGAGTTGTTCTATTAAATCCACAGACAGCGTGGGTATTGCATTGGTAACTTTAAAATCTTTCATGATGTTTTCCTTTGTTTAAGCAGAGTTATTCCGGGAATGGGCTGCTGAAATATTAATATAAAACAAATAGTTATTACTCAGTTTTTATAATAGGGAGCCTAAGTCACCTTAAGCTCCCCATATCTTTACTTTTTCTTACCCCTTTTGGCCTTGGTTGCCTGTGCTTTAGCCTGTTTAGCAGTGATCACAGGGATCTCAGCAGTCTCAGGTGCTACATACTTCTCAGGTTCAGTCTCTATTTCCTCACCCGGAAGGTCATCCAGCATCAGGCCACCGTCCTCAAGACTCTGAACTTTACCTACATCCAGCCTTTGACCTTTAGGTTCATTGGATAGCTTCCGAAGCTCCTGTTTTGCCCTGTTTGCTCTTCTATGGGACACAGGATCACAATTTGGACACTTCGTTAACATATCCAGATTATATTCATCTACCGGATAAGGTTTATGATCACAGTCTTTATTTGAACATTGGATAAATATTACTCTACTCATATCTTTAATTTCTCCTTTTTCTGTTGTTGTTCATTGAGTATTCGTAGTTCAGTCTTGTCTGCTAAATCACATGAACCCGGCAACATCTGATATAAGTCAACACCATTGCCATCCTTACCAATATAAAGATAAAGAATAGCACTATCACAATCACCATCTAAATCTGCATCTAGCCAGATAATGAAGTTTTTATATTCAAACTCAAATACCTTAACAACATGCTTAATCTTTAATAGCTTCTCACCACGTTCTGATAGAGCATTGGCGTTCATTGTTAACCCAATACAGCTAATCATTATTAGTAATCCAATAAATAGTTTCTTTAATACTTTGGTTCCCACAATATTACCTCCTGTTTGTCAAAGTTATAATCTTCATATCTACATATACGAGCGACCCTTGCCTGTTGTAAAGCGTCTACCTCTGTTAAACCACGCATTTCATACTCAGTGGCTACACCACGCCACATACCATCATCATCATAACACTCCAGCATCTTCTGTGCTTTAACTGCGCCAATTCCGGGAATCCCTTTATAGCCGTCACCGGGATCACCGGAAAGACACTGCTGATAAAAGTAGCGATCACAATCTTCCTTGAAACATTCAAATGATCTGTTCCAATTCCAGTTATAATGGTGTCCGGGTATCTGTAAAAGATCCTTATCAATGGTAGCGATCACCGTATTCTCAGGGTCTAAGGTACACATGATACCCAACACATCATCAGCCTCCAGCCCCGGCTTAGTCTTACAGGTATACGTACTCTCTACATAATCCTGTAGATCATTATACATCGCTGGTTTGGAGAGCTTAACTCTGTTATACTTATAGGTAGGTAGGACTGAATATCTGAAGTTGTTTTTAGCAGTGAAACACATGGTAACCTCAGTTGAAAAAGTCTTAGCCATCATACGCCTGATAAACAGGTCTAATTCCTTTTGGGCCTTGGCTAAATTGCGTTCCGTGGTTTTTAAGCCATTACCCCAATCTGTCGTTGACTCCAAGGCGCTGGAAAAACGGAACACAACAATGTCACCATCAACTAAAAGGTGCATCTATACCACCTCCTGTCATTTCTTCTACATAGCTTGGGTTATCTATAATTATCCCGAGTGCCTTTTGGTAGACACCGGGGGAATCAAATATAAACAAAATCTTATCCTTTGGAGCAGCAGCTATACCCTCATTAGCCATTTCATTTAACAGCATCATAAAATCATCTGTCGTTCCCTGCTGTGCCATAATTTATCCTTTCATAGTCAGTTTGTTCAACCAAACCCTCAGCCCGAATGAAGCTGCAATGATCCCAAGGAACGCCCATCTATACCACTCAGGGGTTTCAGATAAAACTTCAAATCCTCGTAGGGCATAGTCAGACAGCCCCGGAATAAAGCACATGATAATGGGTACGGACATTAGGATAGTCAGGAACTCGTCCTTCCATGAGTGCTTCATATCGTTGGCAGCATTAATGTCCATAGTCTGCTGGGCATCGATGCGCTTAATGGTAGCGTCCACCTTAGCCTGTGCTATCTTAGCCTTACCTTCTGCCTTTACTTTCTTTGCTCCCATCCAGCCTTGAAAGACTGTGGAAACCAAACTGATTATAGGTATCAGTGCTGGTATTGCCATATTATTTTTCCTCCCTCTCATTAAGTAATTGTGCGATTTCTCTATTGAGTATTACGGCCTCACTGTAGTATTTATTAGCTAGATGTTTATCATCATCCCGTTCTGCTAATGCAAACTTAAGATGCAACCACTTCATCCGTTGTTTTTTCTTTTGTAGAATTGTTTGCATGATTCATCCTTTCGCCACCAAGCAGCACAGTGATACGCTTGCTGATCTGCATGGCTTTCTTAAAGATACGTTTGGCTTTAATCTTCAGACCAAAGTTCTGAGCCTCTTCGTACTTTGGAACTAACTTATCTAAAGCTCGTTTCATCCTGATTAACTCAGTGGAACATGGCTTCCAGTCTATAGGACGCTTAACAAGTTTATTTTTATTAACGTGGTTATTCATTATTCAATCCTCCTTCCCATGAGTTTAGCTTCCTTACCAGCTTCCGAATCATCCTCAGCCTTTTTACGGCCTAAGCAATCCTCACCATTACTTTGCATGTAACAGTTGGCTACACATCGACCAACACTATTTAACTCAGCAAAAGCACAGTGTTCAGTTCGGATATCTTTAATGTCTTTCATTACGTTCCTGTTCCATTGCAAGTAAAATTTTTTTACCCTGCCCCACAATGTAATCATAATGCTCTTTAGGAAAGTCAATGATCTCAGGATACTGTTTAATAAAATCCGGGATGCTCGTCCCTTTGGTAATGATATCACGCTTTAGTTCAGCGGCAATAACCATAATAGCAAGCGGCATGTTATTCATCCTTCACCCTCCTTTCAGTTTTAAAATTTAATTAACTTAATACCTTCTGTATTGTTTCCGGGTCAAACTGTTCTCTGTTGAGTTCACGTTCCAAGTACCAGATTGCTTTCTTAATGTCCTCAGTTCTATTCCATTTAAGATCCGCTCTCCAGATATACTTCAAAGCATTACCGAGATTAAACCCCATATGCTCTGTGATCTGAATACACTCCACGCCTGACGGATGGCTGGTGTAGTGTGGCGGATGGTTAATAAGATCTTCTTTATCAGCATCCTGAGTTCCTCCAAGCTTGTCATACATATATGTCGGCAACTCCTCGTCTGGTTGTGAAGAAAGCGGAACTTTATCAAACTTAACCTCTTCAATGTGTGACTCCCATTTTGCACAGCGCATACAGGAAACACAAGGTTCATGCTTTGGGAAAACTTCTTTAAAGAAATACTTACAAGTCATACAAGATTTTTCTACAACTGAATATGAGTCTTGATCTTCGAATACTACGTTCTCATCGTTGCATTTTAGTGCCATTGTGGTACCTCCCATATTGTTTGTGGATCAAACCATTTAGTTTTACAGTGAAGTTCAGCTACCTGTAGGTGAATGTGCCATGTGATGTCTGGATACTTAACGGAAATATCCTGAGCTACTCCGATAGGCTCACCCATCTTAATCCCTTTAGACTTAGATACTAACTCAAGATCGGGATTAAAATAAAACATCTTACATAGGTAGTATTTATCCCCCTCAAAAGCTGTAATCTCACAACCAGAGAAACCTGTCTTAGCATACGGACGAGCCTCCCGAACCATGTAACCATATTCAAAAGGAAACCATATCCTCTGCCCCGGAGTACAGATAAAATCTACTCCCTTGTGGGTGCGCTTACCCCTACTTGCACCGAAGCACCCTGACCCCCACTTATCTCTGCCACGAATCCCATAGCCTGTTGGTGATATCATTAGTGTGTCTCCTCCCAATTCTTTCCCACCTTGTATTCTCCATCCAAGGTAATGTTTAAGTTATAGTACTCCCCTGCCAATCTAAAACTATCAACCATAGTCTGTCCTAAAACATCAGCATCGTCCGGGTGACACTCACATTGAAACTCGTCATGTACCCATAGCATCTGGTTGTATCTACACCCCTGCCGTTGTGCTTCCTTAGTATAAATCAGCATGGCTTTCTTAACCACCAGAGAACCAGCACACTGACATAAGGTATTCAGTGCTGAGTGTTCCGAAACACTTGGTAACCTTTGTCCATCCAGCGCCAACAGGTAGCCCCGAGAGTTTATAATCGAGCCTACTGCTGTAACTAGCTTACCTAAACCGACCTGTTTCTTCAACAAAGCAGCTCTCATCTTCTTTCCGTAAGCTATATCACGCTTGGCAATGTTACCCAGCTTCTTGTTC